ATCAATATGCGATTGTATGTTATCAATTTCTTCTTTGCTTGATTCTGTCGCTTCATCTTCTCCTAGTTGAATAATGATACATTCATCATTAAAATGCAAGCAGGGTGTTGCTTCGTCCCAAATTGGATCATCTACTCGAGCGGTCAAACCATCCAACGGGGCGCATATTTCACAAACATTGCCGCCTCCAGTTGTTTGAAATTGGACATAAGGCAATAAATCCTTATTCTTTTCTATTTCATTCCATTTACTGGCTGTTTGGGCTTGCTGAATCGTTGTGTTGTATTCCGTTGAGCCCCAATTGTCATTCCAGTTCTCGGACGTCGCAGCCCCTAACTGATTAAATTCTCTCTGTCCGACCAAATCACCATTTGAATCAAACATTAAATCTCTTATAGTTCCAACCTCTTGATAGGTTTTTGCGGCTGAAAACATATAGACTGACTCTCTCAGCTCATTTAAAAGCTCTAAATCTTTCCCCTCAAAGTCCGCTAAATTGCCGCCATAGCCTTTATAAAGTCCGCTAGTGAGTTGTTTAACTATTGCTTCGTATAAATCAACTGGTAAATCGTATTGAGTAATCTCATCCGCATAAATTCCAGCGAGTAACGATTTTAATTGTTCGTCTGAATATTCAAATTTATCTGCCATATTATTACTGCGGCTTCTTTACGAATTTAATGCAATTTGATTGCGACAACCGCAATGAATTTATTTTATTGTGTTTCTCAATCTGTTAACCCTGCTCAATCGTTGACTCAATGTTTCGTTGCATTTCAAGTCCAACTCCTCAACTGTCAAATGTTCCGTTAATGAAACGCATTCCACACCATAAACTCTTACAAGATTTTTCCATTGTTTGCGTGTCCTAACCTTTGCATTTTTTCCAAAAGCAGCTTCAAACTTCGCCATTATTTCGGCTTTCTTTCCCGAAGTATTAACGTATTCAATTGCCATGTCATAAGCTTCCTGTTCTGTGTATTCTTTTTTATCAGTCGGTGTATATTCAATTGGGACAATGCCCTCAATCTTTTTGCCATCCAACATGACATCTACGCTTGCCCTTTCAAAATTCATGTCTTTAATATCTTTCTTTGCTTCCATAATTACAATTTATTTGTTACTTCAATAAATGCAGTTATATATTGCGCTGCGCTAGGTGTGTATTTGTGCACATTTATAACAACATCTTTTACTTTGTTATTTTGCAATATCTCTCTATTAAAGTACTCCATTGAGTTGCATTTAACTCTTTTACCCGAAACAAAAACCTCCACATTATCCCACATCTTTTCAGTGGACGTTTCCGCAATTACATTTTTCTGTTTTTCCATAAAGTTTATCGAGTTTGTTTTTTACTGAATCAGTTAACGGAATAGTTGGCTTAAGTGGCGTTACTTCCTGACTAACTTTTATTCCTGTCTTTTCGGTGAAGTAATCAGAATCCATTTGCAACCCTGCTTTTTTTATTTCAACCGCCTGAGCTATTACGTTGTTGTGAATTTCTTCTATTTCAGAATCATTTTTCAAAACAGCTTTTACATCGTCAGGAATTGAAAAACCTAATTTACGCATTCGAGGCAATAACTCGTTATTCACGATTGCGCTTATCATTTGACCGTCTTTGGTCTGTTTGTCTTGAAGTGCAATTTGTGCAGGGCTTTTTGCGCTGTCATTTCCGAGCTTTCCCGGTATAGATTCAAGTGCATCCGCATGACCTAAAGCCATCATTGCAATTTTGGACTGTAGTCTTTTTTCAAAATCCTCATATCCTTTGTATGCCGTCCCGCTATTTTTCGACTCAACAAACTCAATTTCATCTTGTGGGTCTAAAACAAGAACGCCTGAGCTACCCATTCCAACCAAATCTTTGAAATAGCTACTCCTTTCGTCATCTGTCTTAGTCGTTCTTCCTACCCTCATTGGTGCAGCAAAAAGTTCTACCCAATCAGAGTTAAAAGCCTGAATATTTCGCAAAAGAATTTCATAAATACCAATCTTATAAAAAAGTCCATATCCGCAGCGGGATGTTCCTATTTCATTAATCGTTGGCGTGTAAATATGCCAATCTTTGTACTCATCATCATCCCATTTTATTCCACTTAAAGAATAAACAAGGCTGTTTACACAAAGTCTATCAGGTGAAACATTCCAACGTTTTACAATGTCGATATTTGGGAAGCTATCATTAACAACATCCCCCAACGAAATGAGTGAGTAACCAAAGAAAATTGCATCCAAATTATACTCAATGAATTTTGAAAACCATTCTTTGTTTTGTTCCTGCCCTTTTACAGCATCCAAAAAGTATTCGGTTGTTTTTTTGTCTATTTCGCCTTTTGTGTTTATAAATTCAAACTTTCTCAATAGGGTTAAATCTTTGCGCCTTTCCATACAAGCAGCTACATAGCCATTCAAAGCCGTGTCAATAAACAATCGTTGCATCTTTACCCGGTGTGGATAAAATGCGTTTTCCGCTTCGGTAACTCCTTCACGCCATGTTTGTGCATCCTGTTTATATCGCTGTAGCTGAACCCTTGAAATATAGTTCCCCATATTCTTTTTCGGGTCGGCTTGACTTCCTGTGAATGGATTAAGCTTTTGTAACCACGATTGAGTTTGATTATTTGCCATTAGTATGAATTGTTATTTTTAGCGTTTGAACTTGCCAAAATGCGTTGCCCACTCTTTGGTTGAATTTCCGGCATAGATGGTGTAATATCGTCACCTGTTCGTGTATTTTGGCACCAACCTAAAGCACTGTACATCGGATAGATTATTTTGTTTTTTGTGGCTATACGGTCGTTTGGCTCGCCCATGTACCGGGTAATCCTCAAATCAGGAATGTTTCTTGGTGAAATTCTGCTGTGCAAGTGATAAAGAGCAATATCAATGCAGACCTGTAAAAGTTTTTGATCTCTATTGTCCCCTAATTGCCAATAAGTTGCATTTGTGATTAATGTGGTTGCGGGAACTGTATATGCAGCACTTGACCAATATAATGAGCCATAAATCGGATCGTCTGGGAAAATATTTAAAATATCGCTTGGCATTTGAACGCCTATGTTTAATTTCGCTTGATGATCTAATACCTGTGTTTCTTTTAACGCAGTACAAATTTTGTCATTCCAAAAAACAACAGCCCCAACCCGATAATAAGTGAGATAATCGAAAGTATAATTTGGCTGCATTGCGTTGTAAATTTCGTATTGTTCACCAATTAATGTCCAATGCCCAATAGTAAATGCTTCGTGTGCTGAAATAACTGTGTTGCTTGAATAAACATATCCGGCTTGTAAAACTTGCGTTCCAATAGTCGGATAAGTAGCTGTTGCAGAATAAGCAGGAGCGTTCAAATAAACGGTTGCACCTGCTTTGTAGACTTTTGTTTTATCGTGTTGCGTTATTGGAGCAAAAGCGGTCAACATATCATATTTGCCTTTCAGCAAATCAGATACTTCAAGCATAGCGGTTTGAGTAGCCTCATCCAATCGCTTGTTATTATTGCCAATTATTTGGCTTAAATTGTCGGCTTGGATTTGCCTGTAATAGTCACCGGAATATAAAAATGCATCCATAATATAAAATTTGCCAAATATAAGTATTTATTTTGATTCAATAGCTGTTTTTTGAGATATTTTTTCCAACCAAAGGCGCAACATTTCTAAATCTGTTCAGCCAAACCTCATATTCATTTCTAAATGCTTGATAAACGAAGTCTTTTAAACAGTCAGAAATGTGACCATTAGGCTCATAGCTAACTCCTGTTTTTGGGTCGCTAATACGTTTTTTTAGCATTCCCCCATCTTTGTCTGTTTTTGTTTCAATGTAATCAGAAATAGACTCTTTGCAGTGCTCACCTATTTCGATTGACAATCCTTTTATATTTCCTTCAAAAATAGCATTCACAAATCCAGCTATAGAAGCAACAGGAGGGGCTTTTGTATCCATCTTATCATGCGTTATAAATCCGCTTGTTTTTATCGCCTCATCAACTATTTTAAAAAATGAACGTTTATCATCATCTATGTTGTTTCGATTCTTTGTTGACCTATCGCCATAAAGATAAACGGGCTGATTATATCCTATTTTTTTTAAATAGTTAGCTATTTTTTTTCCCGCTTTATTCGCTGAGTTTTCCGGTTCTCGTGCAGGAAGTTCATCTATCTGACGTATAACCCAACCATTTTCTTTTTTAATGAGCTGGAAAACTATTATTGCGATATATGGATATACATTTGAATCTAAGGAGATGTGAATTGTCGTTTCTTCTCGCCTCGCAAAACAAACATGTTTAAATAATTCAAACGAACTGTAAAACTCACCACCTGTTTTTAGTTGAATATCCCAGTTTCCCTCAACAAAGACCATGTACTCAAATCGAGGTAAATTTTTTAAATTTGCAATATAGGCTTCCGGCAGATGTGGGTTATCTGTTATCTTCGCAGGGATATACAGCCATTTTTCAGGTAATGTATTATTTTTCCATCTATCATAAATCAGCTCCTTCACCCACCCAAATGTAGGGTTACATGTTGCCAAGATTATAGGCTCTGGCTGAATGTCTGTATTTGGAATTATCCACGCACCCGCACGTTCAAAAGCCTTGTAAAACGTTTGTTGTTGCTCCTCGTTTATTTCTTCAAGTAAAAAACCATTTACTTCAAGTCCTTTCATCCAATCTAAGTCCTTATCTTGTGCGTAATTTTCAGACTTAAATAATATAACCGATCCATTTGGATGGGTGTATTCGTATGGGCTTTGTCTTAGGCTCCCACTAGGTTCTAATTTTTTAAACGATGGTATTGTTGTTGTTCGTATCTTTTCCATATCTTCACGAATGACACACCATCGTGAATGAGGGAATATCTGACATAGGACTAATAAAGCAGAAAGGCCCCAAACAGATTTACCCCCACGAATTGCACCTCCGTACAAAATAAAATTAAACTTTTCAGAAGCCAACGCTTCCATCGCTTCGGATTGTTTTGGGGTCAATTGCATTTATTTGCCATTATGATTATTTTTCCTCGGAAGATTCCTCATTTTGTAAAGAATATTGTGTCAAAAAGAAAGAATTAGATAGGTATTTGCTTGTCTCCCCATTGGATCACAGTTTTGCTTTCGAGTTTTTCGCCATTTGTTGTGATGTCTGACTTATTTCTAAGACCTAAATCGCTCGCTATTATGCTTGCATTAAAGAACCCAACAGCAGCCCCGCTAAACTTTTGATTATAAACCGTTTCTTGTATACGCGTAACGACTAAGGAAAAATCTTTAGATAAAGAATCATCTTTCCCTTTTAATCCATCCTTAAAATCATTAAAATAACCTGTATTGCAATCCAAGTATAGGCATAAGCCGTGCATTGTGAATGGTCTAATTTTAGGCAAATCAATTGTACTATCTCTCAACTCGTCTAGTATATCTGAAATTCCATCTGCTGAAACTCCAGCTTCTAGCCTTACGTTGGTGTTCCCTTTTTTTTGCTCTACTTCATAATACGGATTATCTTCACACCACTGGAAGTACTCACACGCAGCATCCCACATCAGCGAAGGGGTCGCGAATAATTTATCTCTTCCGTGTTCGGATCTAAGTTTCCAAAATTGATTACCTGTTGGTGCTCCCATTTATTTATAACTTACTGTTTTTAAACCACAAATATACAACATATTTGCATATAGTGGCTAATATTTTCAATAAAATATCATTCACCGATTTTAAATATCTTTCCATTTTGGTTATGATATGTGCGATACATTTGCTCTGGTTTATTTTTCCCGATTGAATGGCAGCCGGGATCATTTAGGATTCCGCAACTCGATAATATGCAAATTGCGATAAATAGCGTTAGTTTTTTCATTTTATGTTTTTAAAATATGTTTTGATATAAATCTTTTAGTTTCTTAAGCGATAAGCTTTCTATTATCTCACAATAATCATTCAATCGCTTCTTTGCAATGAATTTTCTGCCGATCCAATAGCCAACCGTATAACCCACTACCGTTTCTTTGATTATGTTTTTAGTACGCGCATTTATTACTTTTTTGCATTCAGTAATTTTATAATCGTGGTTGAAATCCAATTGCCATTTAAAAGTATAAATAACTTCTTTTCTTAATTGTTTCATACTGATAATCAATTAAATATAGTTAGGTCATTTGAAGGATATTAGATGTTAGGCGTAATGGCAAAAAATCAGCAAGGCTCGTAATCCTGACATTCTGAAATGTCATAAGTTTTCGTGAAGTCTTTGTCATTAGTTACTATTAAATCTATGTTGGATGAATAATAACCGTTATTTGAGCCATATCCTGGTATTCTTACAGGAAAACCATTAATAGGTTTTAATGCGATTCCGTAATCTTCGATTCTTTCAAAGAAATCGTCATTAGTTAAGTCGAACTCTAAATCTTTAAAGTCTTCAATTTTCAAATCGCTAAAATCAAGATAATGGCTTTCGCAACAGTCTTGGTCATGGTTTGAGTATAATTTTACTCCGTTTTCAAATTCAACTGAATCTGAATCTACTTTTACTACTTTTAAGTTTTTCATTTTGTTTGTTATTAAATTGTTTAAAATAAGTTTTTTACGAAAGAAAAGAAAGAAGCCACATACGCCTAACATACGCCTATCATTTTGCCCCCAAATTGGACATTTTCAAAGAGGCAAAATCATAGCCTCGTACATTATCAGCAAGCCTAAAAAAGATTAGACTCCTGCGAGTTCGAAGCGACCATTGTCGGGATGAGATAATAGATAATAAACCTCAAACCATTCCAACTTAC